AAAATAACCGTCCTTGAAATCTCAAGGACGGTAGATATCAACATAATGGTGGGCAATATGTACAATAAAGCGAACCACTTTTATATAAATTCTACCGCCTACCCTATTACTTTAATCATTAATTTTGCTTGATAGCTCTTGAAATTCTTTATCGTCGCTTAAATTATATAAGCGTTCTGCCATGTATTCATGCGTTCCGTTTGTATATGTAACTTTCGTTACTTTATATTCGTTCCCTTTTATATCTGTGGCGTTGCGTGTGATATCTTTATATTCGCTTATATTGCCTTTGTTGTTTGGTAATTCGTCAACGATAATGCATTTTGTAACATTATTATTAATTAGTAAGTCCATAACATCCTCGCTTATATTTCTCAATTTATCTATCACCAATATTTCGGCCCATTCTGGCGGTTTTCTGCTGCCTGTTTCCCAGTTTTCAATAGTCCTTTTTGGTATTTTGAAAATTTCCGCCATTTTTGCTTGTGTGAGGCCAGCTTTTACTCTGGCCTCTTTTATTTTATTTATTTCTTTAACCATGTATCACGGATCGCCTTTCTTTCCTCTGTTGTGAATACTTGCATTTGTCTTGGTTGTGTTTTACCAGCTTTTACAAGCGCATAGTCCATAGCGTCTGGCTTGTTCCATTCATCTTTTAATTGTTGTCTTTTAGTTTCGCTAAATTCGCCTAATGCTACTCTGATAAGCTCGCCTTTCTTATTGTAGTGTACAACAAAGTTCTTGTAGTCGGCTGCTGTAGTACCTGCTGGAACAATTAATTTTTTCAATTCTAATTCTGTTAATTCGTTGTAAGTTTTAGTTGCTTGCATTTTTCTATCTCCTTATATACTAACTGGGTTTATATCCCTTACCTTGATTTAAGTATATCACTCATTGAGTGATAATGCAAGCGCTTTTTTAAAATTTTTTCTATTTTTGCAAAAAAAATAAAGGCCTACTACATTAAATGTATATATTTAATATAGTAGGCCTATTTAATTCACCAATCAACACAGAGCTATGTGTCCACCCTCACATAGTAGGGAGATAATCGGATCACCTCGATTTCATCGAATAGCACCAGCGGCGCCAATTAGAAAACCAATCACACCACCAGCGGCCCATGTATCACGTTGACGCCGCAAGCGTTGCTCTGTTCGTCTATTGTTTTTGATTTCGTTCTTCAATTCGTCTAATGAGTTCGAGGCTTGATTTAATCTCTCCTCTTGCTCTGTTATTTTGCTCGAGGCTTTCGCTAATTCTTGCCACTGTTTCTCGTTGATTTCCCTCAATTCGGTTAAGGCTTTCGCCCTCTCGCTGTTGATAACCCTCAATTCTTTTAATTCTGTCGCCTGCGTCATTGTTAAGCTGTCGGCTTGTTTCAATGAGTTTGTTGAGCTCTCGATTGAGGCGTCGGCTGTCATCAAGTGCCCTTTGAGTCTGTTCCAATCGCTCAATGGCACGCTGATAGTTGGCTCTGGCTGTGAAATATCCACTTGCGAGGCTGCCAATGCCATAGAGGAAAAGCACACAAATAGCACCAGCAATAAGGCGCTGCATAGTAATCTTAGATTTAAGCATTTCGAGGTATGTTTTAATTTTTTCATACATGATAACCCCCTATTTAGTCCATATCGCTCCATCGAGCCTCATATCCTCGCACGTCAACATGAACGAAGTCTTGATAGTAATATTTACCAATGCCGTCGGCGCCGCATTCCTCGGCTACCTGTGCGAGATAGTCTACGTCTATCCCGTCGTAAGTTATATCTGCAGCAACGCCTTGCGTATGATAGGAATTTTTAACGCCGCCTACTTCCTCATTGTGCTCTTGGCAACGATAGCCACTATTAACAGTAATAGGAACGCCCAAGCGTTCACGAATTTTGTCTAATACATCTACAAGTCGCTTGTCAATGACGTGATCCAGCACATTATGGCCGTTTTCATCTACCGCATGACGCTCACAATGACAAGCAAATTCGTAATCGTCAAAATATTCACCAATTTTCATAGTTTTTACCCCCCCAATTATAAAAGGCTGCACCCTTTGCGAACGCAGCCAATGACTAATTATTTTTTTAAAATCATATCAATTTTATTGTGTACTATATCTAATAGCCCTGTTACTGTGCTGTTTCCGCCGTCTCTCATATTCTCGAGTATGGAAAGGAACTCAACAGAGCCAAGATATAGCCATACTAGATTAACAGCGAAAGCGTATTGTCCAGCCATGAAATCAAAGCACCACGCTGCAGCAGTTGCTAGGCAGTATGTGAGTACCTTTGTAACAAAAGGCTTTCGCATATGCTTAGAGCTGATTAAGCCCTTACCCCAAGCGGCAGGAATGGCTAAATATTTGTCGGAGCCGCTTATATTATCTGGACTTGCCCCTAAATCTAGTAACATCTGATAGCTAATAGAGGCCCATTTAGTGATAAGGTCTAGGAACACCAGTATAATGAATATCCCTAATACTTGCACGTGTTTAAGCCCTAGCATATATATGCCGACCTCTGCTATTACTGCGAGTAAGGCTTTCATGGCAAAAGACTCTGTAAGAGTTCGCCACGCCTCGCTCATGAAATTTGTTAATTCTTGCATTTATTCCCCTTACTACGTTTAAATTATGCCTGCACCCATGTTTTAGATTTTTTATCAAAATACTTAGTTTCGTTTTGGTTATAAATTTTACCGTCATTCAATGGCATATTAGATAAAGCCTCAACATCGGACGCCTCATTTATCACCAGTTTAACGAGTCCTACCATGTCGATTGTGTTGAACTCATTTCCTTGTTGCATTACAAAACTAGGGATATGAATTTCTGTTACATCTGCGCAATTATTAAAAGCGGTTTTGTCAATTCTAACGGCTTTAGGCAATTTAATGGTTTTAGCCACATAATTAAATGCATACGCCCCAACAGTAGTTACTTCTGGGAAATTGAAATTTTGAGTATCGTAATCATTTGCAAATTCATAATCGCCGATTGTTGTTTTAGCGCCGCTATTTCCACGCACTTTATAAGTGCCAACAGACTCATCTAGTAAGTTGAAATATTCAATATCCACATCATCGGACGCAAAAGGTGTAGTTAGGTTCAATTTTGCTTTACCACTATCCTCGATAACTGTAGCACTTTGTACTCCTTGACCACTCAAAGCCACTTTAAAATGAGGCTGCCCATATACATTTATATAGGTTTGGCCGTTCGCTGGTTGGTCAAATTCAAGAGGCTTAACAGGCACATCAATACTGTTGCCCATTAATTCGATGAGTTTAGTCAACACTGTATCAAGCTGAGCATTAGGAAGATAAATATTCTTACGTTTTAACGCTGTAAGTGCATTATTTACCTCTACTTTAGCTTTGAGAGAGTCTAACCACTCTTGACGAGTACCTCTAAAGCCCTCTAATTGTGCGATGTCGTAAGCACTTAAACCGTCAGCGCCATTGCGGCCGTCTGTTCCGTCAACGCCTTTTAAGCCCGGAATATTAATATTCATATTGACAGGTTTTTCGCCTAAGCCTAGATTTACATTTAGAGGTTTATCAGCTAATTCAACTAAGATTTTTTGAAGTTCGTTTGGCATAATTATTTCTCCTTTTAATTAATGCATTGATACATCATGAATGAATGCTATATCACCCATGATCAGCTTAAATGTGTTAGTGCCTACTGTGAGGAATACATCATATTCCCCTTTGGTATAGGCTTTATCGATTTTCAGCGTTTTGGCGCTTGGAATGGTAACGTATACAGTCTTCTCCTGTATCTTCGTTTCAGCCTCACATAACAATTTACCTTGACCAGTTCTAATCTTGCACACGGCCTGACCGTTTGAAATATCCAAATCAGTGGCGAGCGTATATGCTCGTCGCCAATCAGAGCCTATGTGTAAAATTTCATTTTGTCGTTTTACCCAATCCACTAAATACCCCCTTACCAGAATGAAATTATTAATAAATCAGCCTCGCCATAATAGCCGAAATACCCAGAATTATAAAAGAAATAGAAATAGCCTTCTTTCGTTACTCCACACCCTTTGAACCACCTAGCGTAAGTATTGCCAGATATGCCCTTAGATGTATCTCTCGGAATACCAGTGCCATAAGAGAATACGCCACCGTTTGGTGCGTCTCCATTAGGAAAGAATACACGATTTTGCAAAGGTTCGCCGTGTAACCAGTGTCCAGCGCCTATATCGCTCAATCTTCCGTTATCTGGCTTATTATTCCAGTACATAGAGTAGCGACTATTAAAGTCATGCACTCTATTAATATCGCTATCGCTGAAATATGTTCCGCTTATCTTGTATTCTGGGTTGTTATGAAGATTAACATTAGTTAGATAGAACAAACATCGATCATAACTATAACCTGCTGGCAAGTTGATTTTTTGGCCACTAACTACATGTAAGCTCATAAAGTTCGTATTTTTTAACGGAACGCCATTGGCATATACGCTGTTAGCGTCTATCCTAGAGCCAGTAATATTGGCGCCTAGGATATTGCCATTTTCGTCAACGCTGAACGTATTCGAGGCGTTTTTGATTACGGTACCAGTAATGGTGCCGCCTCGTAAATCGCCTATGTTAGCCGAGATAGATGCTAAGTTGTCAACGTGGATATTATCGGCTGTAACTGCGCCAGCTTGTATCATACCTCTGGCGATAATATTTTTATCAAATAGAGTTTGTCCTGTAACGTGCAATAGCTTGCCGTCAATCTTAGTGCCTGCTGGCGTTAAATTAATACGGCTTATGAGTTCCTTGCCGTCGAGCTTGCCTAATGCATTTGTTACTTTCAACTCAATGCCCTCTGAAATTTGAGTGATTTGAGAGCCTACATGTCTGTTTAAATCATTCAAAGAGCGCTGGAATGCATTCGCTTGGTCGATGAGTTTGTTTTCAAACCCATTAACGCTAGTCTTGACTGTGCCGACTTCATCATTTAAAGCCTTAATCGCCTTATCCATATCGGATATGCCGAGGCTTTCCATGTCGAGTAGCTCTTTATCAATTTTAGCTTTAACTGCCACGCTCACAGCCTCTGTAGTAGGGCCCTCGCCGAATATATCGACATAAGCCACTTTCACGTTGTACACGCCAGCCTCTAAAGGAATGCTTAGAGCGTTTGTAGTAGTGAAATATACCTTACTATCTACATACACATTAGCGCCCTTACAGCTCGCAGGAATAGCCTCGAATGTAACGCCTATACCATTGATATTCGCTGTTGCTCTTAGGTTTGTAGGCTGCTTAGGTTGCGGTACATTATAGGTTAATTCAGCAGGCGCTCCATAGCCTTTAGCTGGGTTGTGAGCGTACAAGTAGACTTTGCCAGTCCGATTTTGTAGCGTTCCGCTGTATGTGGTGTTATTACTGCGACCGATTAAGCCGTCATTTTGACCTGCGTTCAAGTCAAGCCGTAGCTCGTAGTAATCTACATCGGCATTTCTAACCTCTAACCAGTTGAAATGAGCCATATCGCCGAATGAAATAGAAAAGCCGAGAGGCTTATTCGGAATTTCACTCTTTAGCTCTACAGTAATACTCTTAGATACGCCCTGCGAGGTGTTTCCGTGTGTGTCTTTTACAACGGCTTTAATCTCGTATGTATGCCCTAATTCACAGCCACTTATAATGACTTGCCCCTCACCTGCGCCGCCATATTTCCATTGACCGCTAGGCTCTCTATACCAGATTTCCACAGTATCAAGGCTATTGATTTGTGGTACATTGAACTCTGCCACAACATCGAATGACTTAACCCTATTAGTGATTTCATAATATTTAGTGTATAGCGTGAGGTCTGTAACCTCTGGAATAAAGTACGGCGTTAAGGTGTATTGATAAGCCTGCACCTCGTCGAGCCCTTGCTCGTTGCTGCCGAACAGGTTCATAGATGTGAATTTGAGGTATATTGTTTTTCCTATATCCTCTTTGCGGTAAGGATAACGGAAAAGCGCCTCATCTACACGAATAAATCGCTCGCCAGCGCTATGACTGATTGCGTTAGTGCCGTATTGTCCACGTACGAGGCCAGTCAATGAAAATTGATTATTAGGGGCCATGTTAGCGCCCTCATAACTGAATGCCTCTCCATTCACCCAACAAAGCGTATTCGCTCGCTCTGCGTCTATATGTGTACCGCCTTTGAGTACGCCTTGATTAAGAGTAACCTCGCAGGCGTTCGCTGTTTCATTGAATGCTAATCGAGTGCGGCCCATGCGTGCTTGTTGTGTGATAGAGCCTATACGGCTGTAATTTTCACCATTATCAGATAGCCATACGGAGCAACCACCCCAACCAGCTGGCGCATTGACGCCTATAAATACTTGATTGCCACCTACATCGCCAACAGTTTGGAAGATTGCCACATCGTTGACGCTCGGCGCTGCTTGGTTATAATCAATGAAAGGCCGCTCGTTCTCGTGCACATCATAGCGAGCTGGTGCATAAGTACCAGCAGGCTTGCCCTCTGCTGTAAATTCGAGTTGTCCGTCGGCTGCCTCATTTACTGCGGTAATTACTACAATTTGCTTATTGAGCTGGCAGGCCTCATCTGTAAGCGTTACTAAGTCGCCTACCTCTAAAGTACAGAACGCCCAATCTAGCCTAAATGTGTATTGAGTTTTAGCGTATAAGCGTTTCATAGCGAGCTGTTCGGCGTAGTATTGAGCCCTAGCCTTTGTATATAGGTAGTGAGCAGTCTTTTTAGAGGCTGGTTTTAAGCCATTGCGTTGCACATCGGCCACCACCTCAAAGGATACTGTTTCTTTCTCGTAGCCATTGGCACGATTGATAAACTCAACTGTAGCCTCGTTATATGCCTCGCTCGTATCTTTGCGCTTATATAAAATAAGCTGGCCGTCTGAGCCTGCAATAAAATCATCTGCCGTGAGGTCGTATTGAATTTGGTTCGCAGGCGTCCATGTGCCGATAGGTTTATCGGCTAAAGGTACGATTTTAAGCCTGTCAGTACTCCAGAATACAAGGCTATTCGTAATCTCGGCTATATCATTGATAATGCTTTGAGCTTTAGCGCTTTTTTGCTCTGGTGGTGTGCTGATTAATATATCAGCCGCCTTGCAGTAGGCTCTAAAGTTTTCAATGCCCTCAATTTGTACATCTGCTCCAACTGATTGCAGTACATGCTCGATATAGTCGGCTGGGTTGACGTCCACGCCGTCGCCTGTATCTCTGAGCTTGCCGTATACCTCAAAATTATATTGAGGTAAGCTGCCACGCTCGCCCAAATCAACCACACCAGCCATATAAGCCAATCCGCTATATGGTAGCGCTTTCTCTGGATGCTTAGATAGCATATACGGCCATGGAGTTTGAGCCGCCTCACCATTGAATAAGGTTAGCTCGATTTTTTCATTAGGATATTGATATATTTCCTTATCACGCCACACCTTACCAATACCAGCGATAGGGCCCTCGCATAGAGCAATAGCAGCCGCTACAGAGTAGGTATAAGTAATGTTTGTATGTTTTGCACCGCCACCTTTACCAGTTCTGGTAGTGCTTTTATGCTCGTGAGCTGTGAAATCATCATAATCTATGATGTTACCGCTTACTCGAGTAGTGCCCAATATCTCTGGAACTACCTCACCATATGAGGCTGTATTGATTTGAAAATCAGCGATCATATCGGCTCGGCTAGTTGTACTTTTGCCTCTAAATAAAAAGCCCATTATTCACGCTCCTCTCTAAATCTATACACAGCCCTCAAACGTGAGCGGCCTTTCTTATCATAAAAAATCACATCATCAAGTTTAGATATAATCACGCCATAATCAACGAAAGCATGAATTACAAGCCCTTTACCAATATATATAGCGCCGTGCGAAATACATCGGCCATATTGATATAGTAAAAAATCGCCAATTTCAAGCGGAGAGCCCTCTTTCACTTCATCGGCGACTTGTTGCACGTATTTAAGATATTTCTCCTCTGAATGGTGTAAATGCCACTCATTTGAGTAGTTTCGGCTTTCATGAGGCCGCTATCAACCACCGCAGCCACTAACAGATAAGAGCAATCGACGCCAGCACCTTTTACCATTGAATTATTGGCGTATGGTGTGCCTAACCACTCAATCGCAGCATTAGCTATCCTTTCGCCTGTAGTTAAAGTATTCATCGTATGCTCTCCTTTAGTGGTACATAAGGCGTTGCCCTGTTCCTATTCCAGTTATTGAATTTATTCTTGCATTCCGCAGGCGTCTTATTGCAACCTGCGTAAATATAGAATTGGTCGCCGGCTCTTGGGCTTACTTCAAGAGCGCTCATATACAGAATTACGCCGTCAACGCTTTGTAATATCTGTGTAGATTGCCCTGCCAATGGGCCAGTGATCCAATCAATGCCGCCAGCCGTGTAATAGCCATTTGTGAATGGTATATCAATTCTTACGGAATTAGGGCCAGAGCCTAAGGCTGTAACCTTGCCGCTCTTTCTGAATTTTGAAATATCAACGCCGCACTCTTTTGAATACACGCTAAATGGGCATTGTGGATAATATCGCCTGTTTGGATATTCGATATTGAGCTTTTGCACGATTGATTTAACATTAAGCTTTAAGGTGAGGCCACCGCCTTGACTAACCTCACATAAACCAGTAAATAAACCTACAGCGTCGATAATTGTATAGTTATCATCAAAAAAGGCTCTTTTGAGCGTCATTTGAGCGCCGTCAAAGCCTCCATTATGAGCTACGGCCATAATAGGCACGCCGCCTATTTTATCTTGCTCATTCGTGGATATGCTAATCGTCATTTTATCAACGCTAACAGTGCTGTTTGTGGTGATTTTATCCCTTACTATAATAGGGCCGTCGCTTTTATAGATTTGGCCGTTATATGATACGTCGGCATCTGCGTCAGCCCAGTAGTAAGATACACCACTACGCAAGCGCAACTCGTAAAGGTCGCAGCTCATGAAATATTTATCATTGTTGAGGTGATTGCGTAGTACCTCGTTTACCTCTTTCATAAATGCGCCCCCTATCGAGTTGATACTAATTTAAATGATTTTGATTTATATACATTTGTAAAGATATACTCAGCTGTCATATCACCGTTGAACCTTACCAGCCAGTAATAGGTATAATCGGCTGTAATTACAGCATTCGGTGCAACTGTCTGCCCTGTTGCGAGCTTAATCACGCCTTTATCGCTAACAGCTCGAACAGGCGAGCCGTCAGCGTATAGTGTTAGGTTTTCGATATGATATACAGGTTCTAGGAAATCGCCGAACTTTCGCACGGCTTGCCATGAACCCATTGAACCAGTACCGAGTTGAATGCCTTTCTCAGCGTTATCCTCTGGATCCAACCATAAAAAAGGAACTGTACCGCCTTTAGTCTTAGAATAAAAGCCCATGAGTTCCTTATATTGTGCAGGTGTTAGCACCTCAAACTCTGTGGAAATGGTGTATTGTGGATATTTCCAGTTTGTCATGGTGCGAACTTTACCAGAGCCAGAGGTCTTGGTCTTTGTATCCCATTTCTGCGTCTTTTGTGATTTCCACGCAAGCGAGATGATACTAGGAAATTTTAAATATTCAGCCATAACTACCACGTCCCAGCCGTGCCAACAAATTCACGGTCTTGATTAACTAAGAACTGTCTTAATGCTTGGCCGCCTCGTGTTTCGAGGAATGAACCAAAGCTTTCGGCGTCGATAGCGCTTACATTGAGCGTAATGCCGCCACCTGCACCCATACCACCATTAGAGCGATTAATGCCCTCGCCTAATCGGTCGAATACAGTATCAGATAAAGGCAATACAGCCTCATCATATTTACCCTCACCAATTTGGGCGAATGTAGCACCATAAGCAAGGCCACCCTCTGCGAGTTTTGGCATACTATTGGCGTTGAATGCAGCCCCAAAGCTACCGCCAAAGTTACCAACTGCGCCGAGTGCTGTAGCTTGCGCCACGCCTGCCGCTGTGCTGCTACTCCATGCTGCTAAGCCTGCCGCTGCACTAGCGCCGAATGTTGCCATACTTACCTGTTGAGCAAGAGAGCTCCAAGCAGGTAATTGGGCTTGTGCCGCTGCTACGCTTGCCGCTGTTTGTTGCGATTGTAGCATTTTACCGAGCACAGCTTGCTTTACTTGTGCTGCGATCCATTGAGCCACACTATCGGATATGGTTTTTAAAATTGCCTTACCCATATTTTGGAAAGCCTGCGTTATGCTCATTGTGCCTTGTAAGAGTCCAGATATGCCCTCTTGCAATTTATCAATGCCAGCGCTCGCACTTTCCCATATAGCATTTTGCCCATTCCAATGGCTATCCATTACGGCTTGTTGGTATTCAGATAAGAGCTCTTTTCGTAACTCATAGCTTTGTTGTGTAGCTACATATTCATCGTTTAACGCCGATTGTAACGCCTCAAAGTTCTGTGTGCGCATAGCCTCGTCAATGTTCCATTTTTCCTCGGCCATTGTGCGCTGTAATTCAAGGTATTTATCGTTATAATCTCGATGAACAGCAAGCAGCTCCTCGGTCTTTTGCTTTTCAAAGCTAACCCTGCCGTCCTCTGTCATTTCAAACAGAATGCCTCGCTCTTTCAGCGTATCAATAAAATGCTGTTGCTGCATTTTATCCATTTGAACAAAATCATCGCTGTATTTGTCCCATTTGTCGCCGATAGCGTCTATTGCGTCGGTGTATTCTTTGGTGAATTGCACCATAGGCGAGGCTTGCCCTGTACTATCCTTAACCGCTAGGCTTAACTCGAGATCTTTACGCATATCACGAATGTTATTCTCGATTTCTCGCATTTTCGCCATTTCTTCTTGTTTGGCTTTAATGCGTTTCTCGGCATATACGGCGTTTAATAGTTCAAGGTCTTGCTGATAGTTAGCGTTGGCTGCCTTTGATTTCTCGAGCTCGTCAAGCTCTTTCTTATACTCTAACTCGAGCAGCTCTTGCTTATTGCCCAGCATTTCAAGGTACGATTGCAAGATTTTCTCATGCACCTGTTTTGCCTCTTTTTCGAGGTCTTTGCCTTTGCTACCCTTGCCGCCGCCTTTTCCGCCTTTGCCCTTGCCTTTACCGCCGCCAGTGTCAACATCTCCGCCGCCGCCACCGCCTACGTCGAGATCACCGCCACCGCCGCCAGATAAACCGTTAAATACTTGCGAGGCCATATCGCCAGCAGTATTTACAATGTCCTGCGCTGTATCGGCGCTGATAGTGTCAACTTGTGCAATAGCGGTGAACGTACCGCCAAAGAATTTGGCTACTTTATCGCCTACGCTGTTGAGTTTAGCAATGAGCCAGTTCAAGGCCTCAATAATCTTATTCACGCCCCAAACTGCAGTATGAACGATTGTTGAGAATACCGAGCTTAAAGTACTACCAAACCCATTGCCGGCGGCTGCCGCTGTAGCAAATACTGTAACCAATGTTACAAGTACAGAGATTAATAACCCTACAGGGTTGGCTTTCATTACGAGATTAACAACCCTCTGCGCCGCTGCTGCTGCTAATGCACCGCTACGAACAGCAATATAAGCGCCTCTTACGCCAGCCAGTACGGCCGTTAATAGCGCCGATACTGTCGCTGTTCCTGCCATTGCAGCTCTTAATACCACCATAGCTGCCGCATGTACTTTCGTGGCTGTAGCCGAGGCTACCTCTGCCACTCTATACGTCACAACTTTAACGGTAAGGGCTGCCGTTTGAGCATTACATAAGGCAACTGCTGCCCTATAAGCGGTAAATGCTACCACCACGGCCAATATGGCTGCCGACACTCTCGGCATAGTCGTAATAAATAACGAGCCAAAGCTCCTTACCGTCTGCGAAATAGTGGATATTGCTATCCGTAACCCTGCAAACGCCGCACTAATTAAGCCTATAGAGCCCTGTGCCGCTACTGCCATGCCTCTGATTGCCACGCCTACGCCCTCGCTTAACGCTTGGAACTCGCCGCTTTGTGGAATAGATGAAATCTGTTCAAGTACAGGCTGAAAGGCTTGTATTAATTGGTTTTGAATAGATTGGCCTACCTCGGCGAATGTCATAGGAATTTCGGCGAATTTCTCGTTTGTTTCCTCTGCGCTGCCTAGCAGTGCATTCTTAATGATGTCGGCTGTAATGAGGCCTTGCGAACTCATTTCTTTTAATTGGCCAACGGATAACCCCATTTCATTGGCAATAGATTGAGCTAAGAGCGGAGCATTCTCCATAATAGAACGGAATTCGTCGCCCTGCAATTTCCCTGCCGCCATTGCTTGGGTAAGTTGGTACATAGCAGCACTTGCCTCTTGCACACTAGCGCCAGAGATTTTAAATTGCTTATTCAACTGTTCCACAAAGGCGATTGCCTCATCATTCGATCTGAAAGCGTCTTTTGCCAGCATATTGAGCTTTGCCACACTGTCGGCCATGTCTATATAGCTACCTCTCGAGCGATTGGCTGCGCCATATATTTTGTCCATGATCTCGGCGGTAGTTTGTGAGCCGTCATTAATAAGGTTAATACGAGATCGAATGCTTGTTAATTCGTCGGCTGTTTGTGTAGCTGCAACTGCCACATCTTTGACCTTATTAGCCACTAACCCTATACCAGTAACAGCGCCAGCGAATTGCAAGCCCTTATTCATTTGAGATACGATAGATTTTATCTCTGCACGAATACCAGCCGCCTCTTTGGCTACTTTATTGCTCGCCTCTGCCACGCTTTTAGGCAGTTCAGAGCTTATCGTATTAGCCACCTTATTGACGGCCGCCGTAGCCTCTGAACTGTCAGCGCTTATGCGAACATTAATATTACTATCTGCCATTTTCTATATCTCACCCCCTGCCTCTCTAAATTCACGGATAAAGTCCGCCTCTGCTTGCCGCTTTTCGGCTGCTGTTGGCGGATATAGAATATCTATAAATTTCTTCGGTTCGATTGGCTCTGATAATTGCGTATTCATGATATTAGCCACCCAGAAAGCTCTGTTTGTATCCTGCAGCTTTTGCCTGCGTTCGTAGCCTCTAACTAGCTTTCTGTATTCCATAGGCTGTAACCGCATAAACTCCCACGGCTTTAGCTCTAACACGCTGTATGCTATATCTTCCGCATTTCGTACCCATAAAGAAAAAGAGGGGGCAACTTGGCCCCCCTCTAGTTTTTTGATTGTTCGGCCTCGTTTTCGATAGCTAACTTATCATCTGGCGTGAGTTCGTTTGGGTACATTTGATAGTACATTTTAGAACCCAACGCACCGCTTGCAATGATCGCTTGCATAAGTGGCGCTTGCAAAGACAATAAGCTCATGTCTTTTGTTTCATCGGATAACAACTCATCGAATAGCTCATAATATTGTTGAGCGTTTCGTTTGTGCTGTTTCATACCGATTGCATAACCAGTGATAATGCTATTGATTGGCCAAATGCTCATTTGTAAGAGCTCCCCAATCGGTTGCCCTACAGCAGCCTCAAACTCCATAAGGCGCTGCATATTGAACATTAAATATTCGCCATTTTTAAAAAAATCACAATTCACTTTTTTCATAATTAAAACTCCCTATTTTAGCGCTAATTTAGGAATAGTACAGGTATATAAGGCTACCTATCAGCCTTATAATGTTGGTGCTGGTTGCAACTCAGATAATGGGCCTACGCCATTAAGAGAGCCTTTATAAGTCGCTACGCCGTCATGAGGTGTAGAGATAGAAAGCTCTGTAACGCTTGCAATGCCAGTGAAGAATGTTTTGTCTGGATATTCAAATTTAATATGTACATTGTCGCCGTCAAGAAAGGCTTTTTCTAACAATTTCAAGCTTTCCTCTTTTGGCATGAGCAATGTTTCAATCGCAAAGCTCCACTCTTTGAGGCCTGCGATAGTAGACTTCCAGCCGCCAGAGCCCTTATGAGAGGCGTCGATAGAGTCGGCTTTACGAGATAAGTCGCCAGATCGTTGACCGCCTAACAATAGCCATTTAGCGCCTGCTTTTTCATTTGTACCTACATTCAAATATAATAGGTAATTCTTGCCTGCTGTAGGCATATCCACGGCCGCTGGTTTGTATAATGTTTCTGCCATTAATAAATACCCCCTTTAGTATTTAGATTTTCTTTTAAATCGTACATTTTAGCCTCAAATCGGTATTGTGTACCAATAAAAGGCCTCATGCTGTCGTGATCGTCTGTTTTATTCGTGCAGCGAATATCAATAATCTGATAGCCGCTTTCTTGCAATACGCAATATTCCCCATTAAGTGCGCCGCATTGCTCTCTAAAAGCAATTAAGATTTCCTCTATCTTGCTTTCAAGAGCTGCAATCTGCTCATAAGCTACATCGAACTCATGACTATCTGATTTAGTCCAACACTCGATATAAAACTCTTGTTTGAGCATATTGTGCACATTCTCATCGGCAGGCGTTGCCTCACCTCGGCCTAGCATTACCATTCCGAGAGTATCAATACCAGCATTTTGAGGATTTAAAAAGCCGAGCTTGACGTGTCCATCAAACCCAGCTTTTTCGATTGCGTATTTAATTTTATTCAATAATTCGAGCCACATATTAGCCACCTCGATATAGAGGAATACTTCTATACCCTGCATACTTGGACGGCTGTCCTGTGAGCTGTTCCGCTGTGATTTGAGCCTCTAAAACCGAAATTCTATTATTAATATATTTCAACTTCTTAGAGTAAAAATCATCATCTTGGCCGTTTCTGCTGTATTGCCCAGTTAAAGAGGCGGCTTTATTGGAACAGGTTTCTCGGTAGCAGTAGAGCGTTACGAGCTCATCTGCAACAAAAGAGCGAATGACATCGCTCTCTTTTACGCCGAGCCTTTTAGCCAATACATACAGCCAATTTTCAGCTTTCTTCAACGTGCTTTCTAGCACATTAGGCCCTAGTAGCTCATCATCGAATATCATAGATTGAAATTCGTATAGCATATATCAAACCCCTTACAGTTTAATGTGCAGCTCTGTTCGCTTAGTTCCTAGCTCTATATTACGAGCGATTTCGTCGAGCGATACATTAACAGCTTTCGAGAATATATCACGAACGGCCTCACGGCTATTGTCGAGAGCCTCATATAAGAATTGGTCAGGCTGCGTGCCTCGATGAAATACACGTTTAGCAAACACAAACCCATTGCCGCCAGCAGGAACCCAGCGCAAGGACTGCTTTTCTTTTGGAAAAATATAATGCGCTCGTGTTCCCTCATGTACGAAAGGCCCATAAGGTGCGATGTTATTGTCGATATATACCTCTGCTGTTTTATCGCCAATCATTCGCACGTCTATAGCCCTTTCAAGCTGGCCGCTACGAGAGGTAAAGCGATGAGTGCGTTGTGCCTCTTCCTGTACCTCTCGAGCGCTAGCTCTTATAGCTTGTCGTAGGCGTTTTTCAAACACCTCTCTAGCGTTCATGATTATTTCTTAGTGGACTTTGTAGCTTTTTTACCCTCGCCGTCTGTCGGCTCTGTTTCTGGGTTTTCATCGCCTACACCGCCCTCGCCGTCTGTCGACTCTGTTTCTGGTTCAAATTCTGCCTCTAATACAAAGCCCTCATCTAGCCACAGCTCGAGAGTGCTTTCATCGTCCGTGTATCGAACCTCGTTAATACGAATTACTCTATATTTTCCCATAATTACCCCCTAATTATGCGCCAAAGTTTACCCACAAGGACGCTAGGCGGTTATTAGGTACCCATACATCATGGAATTTACGATAATCAATCGCCCATGCGTCAGCTTGTTGGTTCACAGTTGGATCAAAGATACGCATTTTGTCTGTTTTAGACACGGCAATAGCAGCTTTACGACTCATGATAAGCCAGTTAATAGCTTTAGCGCCTGTATCAGCTTTAAAGCCGCCTTTTTCTTGTCCGCTAGTTTTGCCGTCGTTAAACACATATTGAGATTTTAAGCGTGCGCTAGATACGCCAATGATAGGAATTTCGTTATAAGTGCGAACACGAGTATTGTATTGACCTTGCGTAAAGTTAGCTACATTGAGCATGCCTTTAGCGCCTGCAGCCTCGTTCAAAATACCTTGAACACGTGCGCTCATTACAATTACCAAATCGCCAGTTTCACCGATTAAGTCCTCAATTTCCATGATTTCTTTGTTAAGTTGTTTGACAATGTTAGTATCATCTGGGGTGAAAGTATCTGTTTTGCGGCTTTCTTGCTTAGCATATGCAGCTACTTTAGAGTAACGATAAGAGTCAACCTCTGGAATAACTTGCTCTTTTTGGAACGTAGTCATAACGTTTGTCGCTGTTGCTAAGAAGTTTGTTTCGTTCACGTCCATAGAGTCAAGAGAGAATTTTCGGCCACGGTCTTGGGTAAGTTTGAAATCTTTGAATGTCAAAGATACAGAGCCTCGGTTGTATCCGTTATCGCGATCATAGTTCGCCAAGCCATCAACGGAAAGAGTAGGAATTTTAACAGTATCGCCACCGTTATATACAACGTCGCCAGCGTTGGCCTCCATAAAGCCAGATGTAGCGCCTACGAGCATTTGTTGGTCTAATACCTTTTGAAAATTAGCTGCCATAGTTAGCGTATTAATTGCCATTGATTATTACCTCATTTCGTAATTAAAAAATTAACCCTCGCTAGGCGGTTTAATGCCTGCGATTTTGTACATTTCTGCTAATTGACCATTTCCGTCATTAGCATTGCCAGCACCTGCACCGCTGCCGCCATTTTGCGTAGTTTTAACAGCATAAGGCTTGTCAGCAAGGAACGCCGTAGCACACTCTTCGATAGTGCCGATTGTGCCGTCCTCTTTAGTCCAGCCATAAGAGCCGTCCTCTTGAACGCTGATTTGTCCAGCAATGAGCTTGCTGAATGTTTCGGCGTCTGTGCAGTTCGCTTTCGTGAGCGCTGCGATTGTTTGAGCGCTGATTTCGGAATTAGTACGCTTTTCAATCTCTGCTTGTCGAGCCTTCTCAGATTGCTCATACTTATCTGTGAGGCCTTTGATTTGCTTTTCAAGAGCCAAGATTTCTGGGCTTTTTTCGCCTTTGTGAGCCTCGTATTCGTCAACCTTACCTTTTAACTCATCACGTGCTGTCGTTAAATCGGTAATAGTTTTCTCGAATTTGAGTCGGTCAGCTTTGGCTACCTCGTTAATACGAGAGATTTCTCCTTTAAAGCCTGCCACGAGGTCTTTGCCCCCCTCGAGTTTTTCAAGTGCTGCGTACAATTCTGCTAAAGTCATGAGTCTTTCTCCTTTTCGTCATGAATGTTGCCACCGTTCGGCTCCCCCTAATTAATGGCAATATAAAAGGCCCATGCATTCACTTGCATAGGCCTGTAGGTCTAAATTATGTATTTTCTTTTGGTGTTCTAGGCTCGAATGTTTCCCAATTCCAGCCCTTTACGTGGTCTTTCCAATTAGCTTTGCCAGTTGTTACATCTTTGCGGCCGCTAATGCCGAGCAATTTCTCTTGATGATCCTTACTAATCGAATTGATGTACCTCATACCGCCCTCGTTTGTATTGTCTTTTGCTTTAGTAATATCGACTTCAAAATCATATACAGGCGATATTCTGCACATGCAATGAGGGTGAGCAGGTAGCTTAGGGAATTTATCTTTTGGATATATCCCCTTACCTAGCCCATATAAATCGGCGTTAGCGTAAAAGTCGCATATATCATAACGAGGGTGCCTGCTGGATAATGTCCATTTCAAAGCTACAACATCATCATCGTGAGCATATCGGTTCATCTGGCCGTCAGCGTAAGCCCTAGCCGATTCTGTGCGAGCTATCCTCTCGGCGTTGTATCGTGCCTTTTCCTGCACGGCCACAGTAACAGCTCGAGAAAGGTCTATAGCGTTGCCCTCGTCTACGGCTTGTATTAACTCGGAATAAGCGGCTCGTAGGCTTGGCGTTGTATTCTGCTGTACTAGCCGCTCTGTGCGTCTAACGGTTCGCTTAAACCTTGCGAGTTCCTCTTTACTAAGTGATTGAGGCGGTTTCAATGCTCGTATTCGTTCAATATGCTTAGGGAGTTTATCGGTATCAATAATGCCGCCCTTGCCATACCCCTCGAATATAGAGCGAGCTATCTCACGAATGCTTTTACCACGCTTTAGAGATTGAGAGATAACCGCCGTCGTCTCTCTACGCACTTTATGAGCGTTTTTATGTAGTCGCTTAGATAACTTTAATCCGTCGCTTGCCCAAGCTGCTTGCATAGCCTCACTAATTGATTGAGTTGTGTAATTAAAAGTCCTATGACCTGCCACCGAGAGCGGTGTAAGCACACTATGATAGGCTTTGTTAAAATTCTCCACCATATCAGCCGTAAGAGGCGCCTCTAGCATTTCCATAATAGGATACGTCTTATAAGCGATTTGAACGGCCTTATCGGCTGAATATCCAAGCGATACTAATTCACGCACCATATTCTCGAATTGCTCGAGTATCTTATCAAGCATTTGGCTCGTCTGTGTCATTATTTCCACCGTTTAGATCATCATCGTCATAAGTTTGGTCTTGAGCTTTAGTGTCGGCCGCTGTCTGTGCCTCTTTAACGATTGCGTCTTTAGTTTCCTTTTCCAAATTAGGCATGTAAGCGTCAATTACTTTCTTTAAGATTTCATTGTCGAATGTGTCGGACTCAAATTCTAAGTCTTTAGCCTGTTGCGCCTGTGTAAGGCTTTCAGTAACATCATTTACCTTGAAATCTTTTGGATATTCGCAAAAATACTCTAGGTTATCGCCGCTCCATAGCTTGTATAGCTCGATAATGTCATACTCTGCATTCTCACAACGGACTGCAAAGGCTGCTAGATTTTGATTAGTACGCTCAAAATCCCATTGTTTAGCAACGCCGCTCTTTGCTTGCTGTACACCGATTACGCTATCAATACCGCTCATGCGATACATTTCGTTAATGAGCTTATCGATTTGGCCCATAAGCACCTCAGCTGGCCCTGTATCTGGTGCGATAAAGTTCGGCGCTTTGCTTGACTCGAATGGATATGCGAGCAAGTTATCAGTACCAATAGTTACATCTTGCAAGCCGTTGTTATCGACTGGCATAGTTAATATGCTAAATGTTTGATTGTAAAGAATTTGAGATAGCAATGAGCACAAGTTATATACATGAGCATTTGTTTTAGCTATGCTCAAATACTCTGGCGGTGGAAGAATATCACGCTTGCGAGCCGCTCTACCGAACCATTGAACGATTGGAATACGTCCAATGTTATGCTCACCTTTGCCGATAAGTTTATTCTCATCATCTGTGATTTTCCATTCGGTAGGCGTCCATGTATGGCAACGTGCTTTGATTGTACCGTCCGCATTCTTCAAATAGGTTGCATAAGTAAATAATTTGAGCTTGCCGTTGTCGTCAAACTCATAATTCACTACATTCTTAGGCTCAACAGCCGTGAGGTAAGGCATAGACCTATTAGCCAAAGTTTCAGCCAAAGAGCTGCCGAACTCGCTCACGTTATCCACTACGATATACATAACGCCATAGAGCTTGGCTGCTATAGCATTCTGCTCTATAAATTCCTGTAACGATGTGCCTTGACGGTCTATATCGTTGACAAACTCATCAAATAATACAGATTTTCCGTATTCTCGCTTGATTTCGTCTTTGAAGATAGGATCTACAGAGGCATTCAAAATAGGCCCTGTGTAATTTAAGTAGTAAGCTATCTTACGTCTAAAAGCGATTGACTGCGTACTCTCTCGAGCGTGTTCGGTAATCGCCATTCCAGTAGCGAACATACCGCTACCATAATAGGCGTCATGTAACAGCTCATACTCCTCTAATCGAGGGTTATTTGTAATAATTGCCATATTGCCCCTTTCTAATTGATGTTAATTCTGCCGCTGCGAACCTGCGGCGCATTGATTTTCTCTGCTATGCCTGTGAGTGCGTCTGGGCCGTCGTCATGCGCATTCTTGCCCTCTCGCTGATACTTTGTAATATCAGCGGCGAACTGCGGCCACCTATCTCGCCAATTCTTAGGCATATATACATGGTTCATAACCCATGTAGCATTAGACTGAATGCGAGCTATCTTATTGCCGCTTTGATGAAATGCGTTAATAGTACATTTATTCGAGTTATACTTGTTTTTAAGTATGCTTTGAACATTGCGGCTAAACCCTCGGCCGCCGTTATTACTTTCTATGTCAGCCACATTCACGCCGTTACGATGTAGCATATCCGCTACTGCTGGCTCTGTGGTTTCCATAGCGTCTTTGGTATATACCACATCAAGCACATAGGCCTCGCCGTCATATACGCCATATACAATACTTGCTAAGTAGTCGCTGCCAGTATCAGCGGTATCTGTATAATTCTTAATACAAGAAAATAACACGTTACCTTTATCGTCTCTCGGCAACGTGTCATATGTAAGTATTTGACTGTAAAGGCAGCCTTTTAAGTCTATCGGTATTTGCTGATAGTTGGCGCTGGCAATATCCTCGCCCATAGCCCTCACTTTTGATGTGTAAGAGGCTTTGGATAGAACCTCTTCGCATAGCATAGAGCCGTCGTCTTGTAAGGCTTTCATGGTGATTACTTTAGCCTTGAATAACGGATCGTCTTTAAAGTGCTCGATTGCCCTGCCTGCTAAATCATCACTCGCCCAGCGTGTCATGATTATAATAATCTTTCCGCCCTCTTCAAGCCGTGAAAGCATTGTGTTAGTGAACCATTCCCAATGTTTCTCTTTCACACTGGCATTATAGGCCTCTTCGCTGTTCTTGATAATATCGTCAATAATCATCAATGAACAGCCAAAGCCTGTGGCCGTACCAGTTGGCGAGGTTGCAAGATATGAATTAGTGTAGCCCTCTAAGCTCCATAAATGAGCTTGTGCGTCGCCTGTTGCCACTCTCACATTTGGGAATACGTCAGAGAATACAATAATATCATCATCGGCTTTACTCTCTTGAACCGCATTTCTAACCGATTTACTGAACATTTTAGAAAGCGTCTCATTATAAGAACCAGTCATTACCTTTACAGCTGGGTTATTTCCCATGCACCACTGTGTAAAGTGCTGCGCCGTTAAGCTCTTACCATGCCGAGGCTATGGGGGCAGGTTCATAATCAGCACGTTATACTCATCATTTTTGATAAAGTCCTCTAGCTCGTTGCACAGCTTAATCAAGTACTTACGGCTCTTTTTGTAAAAGCTGCCTGTCTTTAATTGGCAATAATAAAAGAACTCACGTCTTGCGAGTTCTCGTTTTGCTAGTTGTATGATTTTTTCTTTGTGATCTCGAACCTGCATACCCTCACCCCCTTTGCATGACTATATACAGATTGCTACTATTCATCACCTATGAGCTTTTTAATATCAGCCGTATCAATTCCCTCGAATGGGTTTTTCACTTCGACGGCTGCGTCGATATTCTTTGTATCTCTCCACGCCTCTGGCTTTCTGTTTTTAAGCCAGAAAATAAGAGAGGTAGAGTTAGGCTGCACGTGTTTAGTAACAACTTTTGTTACAGCCATTTCAAGCTCCTCTTTCTCCGAATTGTAATGAGCCTCTTGAGTGATTTCATCATAAGAATACCCCATAGCACTTTTAAGCAAGGCATTTTCAACCATGATGTCTACTACTTCCTTACCTCTTTTTACGGCCTCAGCAAATTGAGGATATTTCTTTTTCCAATCATAAAATGTCGTAGTAGTAATGCCAATATTATGCGCTATCATCTCATCTGTGAGGCCGTTGCGAGCCCAACCCTCTAAGCGAATAAGGTTATCAGCCTCTAACCACTCTTTATATAAGCCTTTTCGGCCTGCATTACTCTTTTTCTTTGTCGCCACGATCTCACCTCTTTTTATGTGTAAATACAAAAACACCTCGAACAGAGCACCCTAATCTCTGCCGAGGTGTTTTTGCGTATGTCTATAGTTGAAAGAAAGGAGGATAGAATGAAACGTATAAGCACCATTCACCACTAACATAGTACCACATATATTTAGTACTGAATATGACAGCTTTATGACAATTTATAGAGCGTATGCACCAAATAAATATATACTCAAATCATCTATCCCTTTGTCGAGCCACCTATATACATTTCGTTCTACCGTGTTATGCTTTTCTGCGATTTCTGCAATCGTTAAATCGTTGATATACCTATCAATTACGCAGTCGCAATAGTGCTTTTTGTTGTTAATGCAGTTTATGCGGTACACCTCGAGCATTTTATCTATATGCTCGATAATGAGCTCGGTACGTCGCTTACTTGCGAGAATGGTTTCAATCTGCAGCAAACCTCTGCGATTAAAAACCTCATACAACACAGTTTGTAAGTCGCTGGGTGTGAGCGTATCCTCTGCCTTTGCAATAGCGCTCTTGCAATGTGCTTTCATAGCCGTATAGCCCTCGAGTAGCGTTGTAGTATTCTTATAAGCCCTTTCGTTTTTCTTGGCGAGCATATCCTCGTTACGCCTATTAAATTCGGTTAAGGCTGTTTGTGCTGCTGTTTCTGCTGCGATCTTAACGATAGCCTCTACCTCTATTTCTGTAAAAGTGCGCCTCTTAGGATCCATTTAATCACCCCCATATATGATGAAAACCAGCAGCTAACAATAGTATCATTATGAGTGCGAATAGAATGCTGAACGCAATGCAGCATGCGAACATAACCCATGTAATGATGTTTAACACTTTTTGCATTACATAATCGCTTTTATTCTGATTTTCCAATTCTAACCGCCTTTCCGTTTTTGACTTTGTAAATGACTTCTTCATTAAAATAAACGCCATTAGGAATACGATTATTTTTGATGAGCCAATGTTTGAATAGCTTTTCAATGGCTGTGTCGAGTTCTTCAATTTCTTTAGATGTTACTGTGTTAAGCGTTTCATCGTCGAAAATTTCATCTATTAGTTGCTCATCTGCCTCGCTGATTAAATAATCAGCCATTCCAGTAGTTCTAGGCCACCATTGAGAGCAGCGCACTAGATAAAAAATATCCTTGCCGCACCTTTGAGCCTCTTTTACGCCTGCCCCTTTCGCCTCTTTCAAGCCGTGTATTTCGTTTTCTCGAGTCCATTCATAATGGCCGCTCTCGAGAGTAACGATATAAGTATCAGTTTTCATCGCTGTCACCTGCTAATTTTGCATTATTTGACTCTGTGCAATTGGTCGTTGCCGAGCTCCAGCTAGTTGCGCCAAAACCGAAATAATAAACTTTTCCTCCGTCATATTTTGCAAAATATCTTTTTAGTGCTTTGCTATCACGATTGATTATGATAGGAGTATTCACAGACACCTCGCTCCAATCAACAATACCGAGATACTTGCCAATATCGAGATAATTCGGCTTGTTAAAATCTGGTAGTAAATCGCTCAATATGTCAATTCGCTCAAAACTACTGTCAATATATAAGCGATTATTCTCGGCTCTTGGTGGTCGATTTGTAGCTAAATATCCACCTAGCCCACCAGAATGAAAAATGTATTTAAACCCTCTATCATATAATTTTTGTAACAGCCATTTACGGCCCTCTTTATCGTTCATGTTATCCCCTCACTACTACCTTTAACCGCTTACCAATTTTAAAGCTGTTATCGGTAAGTTTAATTTTGCTATCTAAGAGTCTAAGGTCGATTACATCCATAACCTCTAGCACCTTATAACCTAAGCTATCTCTAACCTTGATAAACACTCTATAAGGCTTGTTTTTAGCAATCTTTCGAGCATAGCCTAGTGCTACATCGAGCTCTTTGTTAGTGATCCAATCTGCACACTTTAAAATTAAGCTCGTGCCTTTGAGGTATTCATGCACCTCGAACTCATCAAAACCATGTTTGAATAACTCCTCTGCATTTATCATTTGTTAGCCTCTTTTTTGAGCATTTTGCATAATTCTCGTTTTACATAATCTCTCGTATTTTCTACACAGTCGCATAGTGCGTTATGTTCTAAAATTTCAGCATTAACAATAGTTCTTAAATCAACTTTTACACCACAATTTTTATAACGCCAGATATACCCATATATAAAAGAATTTTCAAAAATAGACTCTCTTTGCTCAACACTCGGAATAATTACATCATTACCTATAACAATAGTTAAAGCGATTTGTAAATTTTCTAAAAACGCCCTACTTTCAAATTTGTTCATACAAACCCTACTTTCTCATATCTGCGATCACGAATGACGCCAAAGATACTATAAACGTGCCGAGGAATGCTGCGAGCACTCTCAACACATCGCCACCAGTTACGCCGAATAGTCCAACTAACCAAAGTACTAAGACAATCGAGAGCGCAACGCTCTCAATTTTCATGATAAAAATAGATACTACGAATATGGTTTTTAAAAGTGATTTCATGTTTTACCTCATTTCATTTGATACTCGAATTTAATATCTGTTTTCGGTGCGTTAATCATAACGAAAATGCTATGATGTGCAGGCGTCTTTTTGTTTTCGCCTGTTTCGCTTATGAATTTAACTCGTTTAGTCGGAACATATATGCTTATGTTTGTTTGACTAAATAACTTATGCCTTTGTACCCCCCCTCTATTGCCATGCCCTCACAGGCTTATTAGCTCTGCGGCGAATACGTATATTGCTGTCTTTTACATATCCAATCACATCGCCTTTATATTCCTTAGCCTCACGATAGGCCACTAATATTTGAGTGTATTCTGTGTACGTCTTGCATTTACTATGACAGCCTACATAACGCTCTGTACAATTCTTACATGGTGATTTTGACACAATACACACTCCCTATAATTGCTCAATTCTATCCAATAAATCGTATACCTCGTCATTGGTTAAGTAGCCGATTACATCATCCGTAATCGGTGTATCATAGCAAAGCTCGCCATGCTTTAATACAGCTAACTCAAAAAGCTGAACCTCATTACAATAAACAATACCGACAGTAATTACAGACGCCCCATATCCGTTATCAAATTTAAATTTCCATTGTTCGCAGCCTATGCTCTGATTATGCACATATAGCCCATTATGTACTCGAAAATCTTTGTTTTCTTCCATTGTTTAACCCCTTTCATTTACCAGTACTCCCAAAACCGCCAACCCCTCGGCTGGTTTCGCTTAACTCATCAACCTCTTTAATCTGAACGCTCGGCACAGGCACGATTACGCCTTGCACTAAGCGCTCACATGCCAGCGCTTCCCATGTAACATTACTTGTATTCTGTAGTAATGCACATACCTCACCTCTGTAGTCGCTATCAATCACGCCTACACTATTTGGCATACGTAGAGGTGTTTCCCATGTACTGCTACGAGGAATAAGCAGCATTACATAACCTTCTGGAATTTCTACAGCTACGCCGAGTGGTACTTTCTTAGAGCGTTTTGGCTCAAATACTACTGGCTGCGGTAGGTAGAAATCAATGCCAGCGGCGCCCTGTGTGCCTTGCTTTGGTAGTTCTACGTTTTTATTTAATTTCTTGATTTTTATATCTAGCATTTTCAGCTCTCCTCTTGCTCATTTTCTCGTTTCTATGAATAGCACCTAATTTACAGCCGCATGATCTACTGCAAGTGGTGCGTGTTTTCTGATACTTGCCTTTCTCGAACATCTTTCCACATATCACACATACGGCGTGTTTCTTTTGCTGCTTTTTAAGTGCTTTATGGTACGCTCTAGGCGTTGCTGCGCAATCGTCCATAGTGTCCTCATTCCACACAGTTAAATGTGCCAAGAATTGCGGTATTTTATTCTTAACGCGTTCGCTTAGTCTGTGAGCCATGAAATAAATACACCTGCCTTTGCAAAATCTTGTTTCTCTTTTGCTTTATCTTTCTTACCAGCTCGCATAAGGTACTTTAAAGCGTTACCTCTGCACCAGCCTTTAAACTCCTCATCTGTTAGCGTAGCCCTAATCACATCAACCACCTCAATATTAAGGCCGTTGAGTTTATAGTGCGCTGGGTTATGTACATCGTCTTTAACGCTTGTATCTGTTCCGTCTATTTGGCTGCTTTCGTTTACTCTATGTAAAAAACCAGCATATTTATATAGCCTTGCTTTAATGTGTGGTCTTGGTTCTACTGCGCCATTTTCCCACTGCCAAACCGCCGACTTACTCACTCCAAACATATCGCCTAATTGTTCCAACGACATAGATTTTGTGTTTCTAATAAATTTAACTACCTCGCTAATAGTCATGTTTCCAATATTATTGCAATATTCGCTCATGATGTACCTCGTTAATTCCTCGAATTTCCTCGATGATAGCCGCTTTTGCCTCATCCAATAGCTCTGTATCGTTACCAGCCACAATATGTAGGGCTTGCTCTACCACATCGCAAGCAAAGGATAAAAGCTCTACCGTGTTACATTCCTCTGCTGTGAGTGAAAAGTGCTTGCCGTCATATTCTGCTTTGATGTTTCTATTCATAAGCACCTCGCTAGTCTTGAATTACTAATTTGTCGATTTCAAGCTCTATGCAGTCAACGTATACATCGAGCGTATTTGGTACTTTGCCGCAGTCAATCGTGATTTGATCATTGATAGTTTTTAGTACTTGCTCTTTTAAGTCCTCGGCGTGTGCCTCACTATGAGCGTTGAGATAAATATCAAGGCCGATAGTACCTATTAGCTGTAATCTATATTCTTTTTCGTTCTCATTCATGGTGTGTGATGTCCTTTCTTAATGAGTTTTCTGTATTCTTTGTATGAGATAGAGGTAGGGGCTTTAGGTTTAGCCTTAGCCCCTGCCGTGGCAACCTTTTGGCTTTTAGCTCGTTTCGTTGTGTCGCACTTTCGAGCTTTAGCCTTGACATATTCCTCGCATAATACGCTGTTCTCGGTAATTTGATGTATTATAATCTCGACTCTAGGATTATTTTTATCGAGCCCAGCGATCATTGAGCCGTCATAATTGACGATGTATTTATCATCATCAATCACGCCAGCGGCTTGCAATATGTCGCTGGTTGCTTGCAATAGGCCAACCAAATCTGGCCAATGTGCTCGGTCTTGTAAATAATAGCGGCACAGTACCGATACTGGCCCATGAACAGCCTGCACTCGAGCCAGCTGCATGAGAGCAACTTTCTCATATGCTTTGTATGCTTTTGACGGTAAGAGTACACGTTTATTGTTAATGAGTGCTATTCGGCTGCTGTTCTTTTTCGTTCTTGGTTGGCCCATAATTACAAGTTCCACGATTTCACCTCTATATCTTTTAATTTATTTTCTAATTCTATGTACTAAATTTCGTCATTTTGCCCCCTCTAACTATTTGCTCGATAATTCTATCGTGAGAATTTTTAACTCGCCTTATAGAGCGTTTAAATGAATTTTGTTATCTGTGAGAGGCGCCCATGAAAATGGCCTCTTGATATTCGCCTCTCAATCTGTCATATATACGCTGGCTGTAATGGTCTTTAGTCCAGCCCTCGCTATAGTTAGTGGTTAAGATAATCGGCCGCATTCTGTTGTAGCGGTCGATGATGATACTCTCGACTTTCGCCGCTACCCATTCAGATTTTGAGTATTCTGCCCCAAAATCATCGAGCAGTAAGAGCGGTATATTCCGCAGCTTTTGCTCGTAGTTTAGGAATGCCACGCTATCGCCTTTTGATAAGGTGAGCATATTATCCAAGAGATTTGGCATTGAGATCATTAAGCACCCTTTACCAATCTTTAACGCCTCTTTTAATAGACAAACACCGAGAGAGGTTTTCCCTGTACCAGCTGGGCCCCTCAATATGAGGCCCTTGCCTGTGTTTAAATTCTCCTCTAGGTTCTGCCTGTAGTTATTCACTATGCGATACGCCTCGGCGTTTTCCTTTGGAAAAGTGCCGTTTTCCTTTAACCATGTAAAGCTCATATCGTAGTAGCGTTTAGGAATGCCAGCCAAGCTATAGGTATTGTTTACGTTATTCTGAATGATGACAGGCTTATCATAGATAGGCTTGTAAAATTCATACTCAGCTTTTTCCGTGAACTCTTTCGTGTTCTGCTTGCCAGTCAACAGCCTCGTCTTTAGTTTTTCGATTTCCGCTGTTACGTCTATTTGTTTCATTTTCTAACCTTTGATTTTTCAATATCCCCTCTACATATATAACACTCGACTTACCTCGCTCTTTTGCAATATTTACAGCCTCGCTCGTTTCCTGTAAGCCGTATTCGCTCACCAAATCATCAAGAGCGGTTTTTATGAAAGGTGAGAAAGGCCCAAAGTATTTAGCCCAAAGATCATAGATTTCTATATTTAAGAAAAGAGAGTGAGTTTCTTCCTCTTTCTCTTTATCTCTAGTTGTAGATATAGTTATATCTCTATCTCTGTGTTCTATCTCTTTATATAACTCTTTCTCTTTCTCTTTCTCTATCTCTACGTTACACAAATGTTTCACTTGTGTTACATCGGTGTTACATTGTAACGCTTTTTGGCGCTCTCGGTGCTTGCGAACCCTTGCAGCGCCTGCGGTTTCGCACCCTGTACTATCTTTCGTGTCTGGCAAGTAATATTCATCTTCTGAACGCATTTCAAGCAAGCCACTATTTAAGAGATATGTAACAGTAATTTGTACATTCTCCTCGCTTTCGTCGAGATCAAGAGCCAGCTCAGAGGAGAAATTCTCCTCTAGGCCGTCAAAATAGAGTTTTCCCTCGCTCATAATTGAGCGTAAGAGCATTTTTAAATAAATAATTGTGTAGGTGTCGCCGCCTGCGATTTTCCTCAAACGCTTTATTTCTTTGCGTTGAAAGAAATCTTTATGCAGCTTTAACCAAAAATATCGTTTCGGTGCGGTCATTTTTCCCTTTTCTATTTAACTGGTGCGAATGTAATCACATCCCTATCACCTGTATGTCAATATAGCCCAATTTGTAGGCCATAATCTAAAATGCTTTTTACTGTATTGGCTAATACCCCTGTTGCCTTTTCGGTTCTCACCATAAAAGTAGGCGTATAAGGAATATAGAACAGCTTTAACGCTGCGATATGATCCCTCACTTTCACCCAGTCAGCGCCGAATTGAGCGAGCATTTTGTCATTATTATTCACGGCCTACTACCTCTCCTGTGTTGGCGTCGATAATCTCGCCAGCTACGTTGTAAGTGTCGCCGTTTGTTTCAGCTGCAGGCTCCTCATATTCAGCGTCGATAGTTTCGCCGTCAAAGTTTACGTCGAAATCACCGTCTTTATTCATGCTAATTACGCCGCCGTCATTAGAGAGGGCTTGGCTCATTTGTACGCTTTCAATACTTAAAGGGCCGAATTTGGATAGTAAGCGTTTGAGAACGGTTTTTTCAGCCATAACATTGAAATCAGCAAGGCCCCATTTATCGGTGCCGCCCTTATAGTTTTGGCTGTATTTTTTGGCATGCGCTTGCATTTCGTCAAGCGTCATGAATAGCATTTTTTCAAAGCCGTTTGTGAGTCTGAAATAGGCAAGATAACCGATAACTTTATCGCCTGTACGCTCGCCAAATTTGAATTTATCAAGTAGGCGATTTTCATACTCGAGCTCGCCCTCGTACACCGTCTTAGATCCAATATCTACATATTGGCCAGTACGTTGGGCTAATTGGATATAACCCTTATAACCGAGCTGGAATTGTGCCTCGCCACCATAAGGCACGATATACGCAAAGCCTAAGCTCTGATTAATTGGTAAATCTAACATAGCTGCCTGTGCTGCTGCCCCAATGACTGTGGCAGGGTTAGCTTTAGCGAGTAGCTTGTTGTTGTTTGTTACTGCGATAATGCTTGACATGAACCCAGCGGCCTTTTTGCCTAGCATTTCATTAAATTTATTTTTATAAGCTGGCATTTCTAACATGCCTTTTAGAGTTTTAGCCTCTTTTTGAGCTACGATGTTATTCTTTTTTAGTTCAATTCCTGCTGTAGTTGCCATTACTATTTATCCTCGCTTTCTGGGAATGCGTCGCCTTTTACGCCTGCCACATAGGCACGCAATGCGGTGATTTCTGCTTTTAAATTTGCGATTTCATCTTTCTGATTTTCAATCTTGTAGCCTTTATATCTGAGGTCGTCCTCTAGCTTTTTATTAAGTTCTTTTAATTGGGCTATTTCTGCAAGTAACTGCTTTCTCTTTGGCTTAGTTTCTACTGTTTCAATTTCTTTATTTTCTGTGTTTTCCATTATTTTTTATCCCCTATTACTAATAATTTATTTTCAAAGTCGATGTATACAGCCTTAACCTCTGTTGTATACTTAATTGCATTTACAGGTGTGTCGATATGTACCTCAAAGTCATAAGGAACAGCCTCAATAATTTTTCTTAAATCGTGTGTTTTCATCATTTCACCTCAAAGCGGCGGCTAGGCTCGCCCTGTTTAATGTAATTTGTATATAAATCTGGATGATCGCTCTTGAATTTTTTGCTGTCGAATGTTTCTCGAGGTTTACTCGATTTCCAGCTAACAACATGCTCACCGCAAGAGCCTTTTTCGTTTTCACCTAGAGCGTCTTTTAAGAGGTTTTCAATACCTCGCTTTTGAGTTTCTAGCTCTGTAAGCTGCTCTTTGATTTTCAGATAATCAACAATGACATTGTTGTATTGAGCTGATAGCTCTATCGCTTTGCCGTTGCTGTGTTTATATAACTTTTTAAGCGCCTCGCTGCAGGCCTTGCTATCGTCTGGCGCTGGCATGGTCTTAGTTTCGACTAACCGCCAAAATTCCGCCCCTGTGTCAATAATCGCTTGGATGATTTCCTCATTTCGTTTGATTTCTTTGTAGTAGAACGTATTACCGCCTACAAGGCAAGCTATCCACCAGCTAGATTTACCAGTAACAGCCATATAGTGCTGGCACTGGATATAATAAGCGTCTGGCACATTATCACCTTGCCACTCATCAGCCTTGAAAGCGTTCGCTGTTTTGCATTCGAGGCCTGCGTCAATGCCGACGATTTCCCTGTCAATATTAGCGAGCAAGTAAGGGTATTCCTCACTCTGTAATGTGAAATTGTTATTACGCACTTTATACCCTGTACGCTTTGCGAACTCTTGGGCTACAATATCCTCGAGGATATTGCCCCAATACATCGGCTCGCTTTCTTTTTCCTCGATTGTGTCGCTGGTTTTATCGAGCCACACATCGAGAGGGCTGCGCCATTGATTGACGCCTAGCACGGCGCTCATATCAGAGCCGCCAAGCCCTAGCTTGCGAACTTTCAGCCATTCCTCTCGAGTGGCGTTTTTGCTGTCAAAAATCTTTTTGAATGTCATGTGTGATGTTCCTTTCTTTGACTTTTAACGATAATTAATATAAAATTATGTTGTGTGATGTTCCTTTTTTAAGGAATGTAAGAGCCATTCGCTTTTTGTGAATGGCTCTTTTTTTATGCCAAAATACAGATCATTGAGTAGATACTGTATAAGACAGCTAGAAATGTGCTTGCCATGCATAGCGTTGCTAATACCTCGATTACCATTTAATTAAAGCCTCACCTGTACACCACCAGTAAGCAGTGGCAAAGAAAAAAGCCAATGTTAAGAAAGTGAATAAAGCCATTTGTAACGATGTAGGCTCATCACTTTTGCCTAGCCGTCTAGCTTTCATCGGTTTTCTGTGTCTTGCTTTTAATTGTTGAGTCATCATTTTCACTATTTCCTTTCTTTAAAGTGATATATCAGCTGGCTTAGAATGTCGCCGTACACCCAGCCCATTAATTTGTGAGCTTTCTTTAGTTGTTGTGTTCTTGTTTTCATACTTCTTCTTTCTCCATTCATCAAACGCTGTTAAGTTTTCAGCGTCGTTATAAAATTCATATATTGAGTCTATAAGTAGCTGCATATCATTTACCTATAAACCGATTAATAAAATACTGCTGGCCTTTGCCTGTTACTTTAGGCGTTTTATTTAGGCTTACTCTGCCGTCTGAATGAGTGATAGCGGTTTCTTTAATTCTGAAAAGCCCCATTTCCATAGCTCTTTGGGTTGGCATGTTGTAAGAGTTGCCTTTTCGTGAAATCAGAAAGCCCTCATTTCGCAGTTGCTCAAACAGTCTATTTTGCCCTACTGCGTAGCCGTTCTGGTTTAGCAATTTGGCGAGGTCGCCTACTAAAATGTCTGTATCGCTAGTACTTACTGCGTCGGCAAAAAGTACTTTCGGCCGTTGAGCCTCTACTAAAGCTCTGGTTTTGTTGTGTTGCTCTACCTCATCTGCATAGGCTCGTAAAGCCTCTGGCAAGGTTTGAGGAATATTCAGAGCATAGCTACCAGTTCTGCGTAGTGCAGGGAGCACCTCGGCCGTTATCCAGCGTTTAAATCGTTTCGCACTTTCTAGCTTGCTGGATAATACCAAGCTATATAGTCCGCTTTCGTTTATTAGCGTTGCACCACGTTGGCCAAAACTCGGCGACGTTTTGTCGTTGAGTTTTTTGTCCTCATCGTCAACGTGCATTGATACTGCTTTATTGGTATCTACATAGCCAAGAGCGTCGGCTACATCTTTTCCTACAAAATAAATATCATTATTTATTTTTGTAGTTCTTATAGATCCGAACTCTACGCTATTAAATACCTCTACAATTTCATTCATTGTGTGATGTCCTTTCTGACTACAAGAAGTAATCAACTGTTACGCCGAAATAATCGGCGATTTTTTTTAAGGTTGTAATACTTGGATTGTATTGCCCTTGTTTCCAAGCTGTAGCCGAGGAAGTTGGCAATGCCAAATCTTTACACATTCTATACGGTGTAATATTTTGTTCCTTTAACAGCTTGTCAATTTTTTCATACATATTGTAAATTCACCTCTTTTCTGATATATTTGAATTAGTTAATATTTGTTAGCTAATATTTACGAATTTGAGTGTTTTAGTGATTATCTCGTATTTGTTAGCTATCTTGTGATTACATAATAACTCACATTTGCGAGATAGTCCAATTAAGCGTTCATAAAAATTTTAAACAGAGGCTTAAAAATGAATAAAAATATAGTTTGGGAACGCATAGAAACATTAATCAAGAGAGAGAACATCAGTGCTTATAAGCTAGGTAAAGATACAGGAATATCTACAGCCTCGCTTACAGACTGGAAGAAAGGCCGCTCATCGCCAAAATTTGACAAACTAAAGCGGATAGCGGACTATTTCGGTGTGTCTGTATACTATTTAACTGGCGAGGTTGACGATTTCGACTCTGCTCGTCAACAAAAAATAGGCTTTATAAAAAGCTGCGGTGTTGATACAGATTTCTCGCACTACGACGATGAAAGTATTGACGATATATATGTCGCCATGCAATTAAGAGGTGCGGCGGCGCAAAATAAAAAAGCATCCTCTCGCATTGACGTAAAAGAGGACGCTCAAAATATGGATTTAAAAAAATTATTAGGCAGCCATAGCGTGATGTTCTACGGCGATTATGAGTTGAATGACGAAGAAAAGAATATTATTGAGGGTGTAATTCAAGGGGTGTTGTCGAGAAAGAAACAATAATCGTCATCGCATTATGATAAATTAGGGGGTTAGTATTATGCGACGAATGTTGCCAAAAGTGTTAGAGGTTATTAAAGAGATGAAGTCGAACGATCCAGATGTCATCGCGTACAAATTGCATATTGATGTCCATTACAGAGCGATGCCGCTAAAGGTTAAGGGGATGTTACTTCGAACGCCGTTCAGTAGGGATGTCATTATTAACTCACGGCTAGATGCTAATCAAAAAAAGGTGGCACTTGCGCATGAACTAGGGCATTTCATATTGCACAAAAGAGGTTACAACATATTTGACATCGACCTATTGACCGATAGCGACAAGAAAGAAAAGGAATACGAGGCCAACAAATTCGCTTTTCTACTTGTAGCGCATACCTGCTTGCGAAACTCGCCAATGATGATTGACTCAATCAAGAATGAACGGGAGCTTACTTTTACCGACACGGTGGATCTGTTGAAAATATTTGAGAGTACAGGGTGTTATATTAATTAAAAGGGGTAAAATCATGAAGAAACTTATCATTACAGCATTATTGATTTTATCTATTATGCCAGCGCAAGCTATCACTTTGCCAGAATTGGCCAATTATAATAGCTATATAGAGTTACCTAATGCGATGAATGAAAAGCAGTTTATGCCTATTAATGTACAAGTTATCAATACAGGCAATAATACGCTCGAGATCATAACGCCAATATATAGCTATATGCCAAGTTATAAGAATTTCATCATCACGGAGTTTATAAAGCACTATAAATATGATTTCAATAACCGCAGTATTATATTAGAGCTAACACAAACAAACCTTATAGACGGCCGAAATGGTAAAGTATTAAAACAATCTAACCATAAGCCACCCAAAAGAGTCGAATTGCAGCAAAATACATATGGTTATTTAGAGGCTATGATAGCGCTAGGCAACGCCCAACGCATAGGCAAGTTTACACCGCCAGCAGCCAAATAAAAAAAGAGCCCCTATTAAGGGGCTTTATTTCTACCTAAAATTAAATAACCGCCGATGTATACGTTCGGCGGTTATTTAACTGACTATGTCAAATTTTCTGTAAAGAATATACTACAAATATTATACTACAAAAAGGAATATTACACAATGACAAAAGATTTACAAACAGGCGTTATATACGCCAGATATTCAAGCGATAAACAAAGAGATGAGTCCATAGAGGGCCAAATAAGAGAGTGCACAGAATACGCTCAACGTGAGGGCATATTAATTACTAAGATATACACAGATAGAGCCCTCTCCGCTCGCACGGATAACCGCCCAGAGTTCTTGCAAATGATCCGTGATAGCGCTCATCAATCATTTAATTATGTGATCGTGTATCAGCTTGATAGGTTCAGCCGTAGCCGTGAGGATAGCGCCAAATATAAGGGCATATTGCGCCGTAATGGTGTTAGAGTGTTAAGCGCAAAGGAACATATTACCAATGAGCCAGCAGGCATTATCTTGGAAAGTATGCTCGAGGGTATGGCTGAATATTACAGCGTTGAGCTATCTCAAAAGGTAAAACGTGGTATGACAGAAAACGCATTAAAAGGCAAGATGAACGGTGCCGCTATTCCTCTTGGCTACGACTTAACAGAAAGCCACCATTTAGCCGTGAATGCTCACGAGGCTAAGGCGGTAAGGTTAATCTATGACTTATATCTAAAACATCACTCTATAGCCAAAATTAGCGATATTTTGCACAGTAAAGGCTATCTTACAAAGAAAGGCCGAAAGATTTCACCTAGTGTGATTAAGAATATCCTATCTAATGAGAAATATATAGGCGTGTACTCATGGGGCGATATTCGTATTGAGGACTCTATACCGCCTATTATATCGAGAAAGGTATTTGACGAGGTACAGCAGGTTATGCCTACACGAATTAAGAATAAGGGCCGACGCTCTGAAATGTATAATCTCTGCGGCAAGCTCATTTGTGGCGAATGTGGCGGCCATTATATGGGCTCTACAGCCACATCAAGAAATAAAGAAAAGCACTATTATTATGTATGTACTAATCGGCGTAAATACCATACTTGCGCAGCCCCGAATATTCGCCGTGATGAACTCGAGGACTTAGTTATTAATAGAACGCTTGAAATTCTAAATCAGCCATCAAATATAGCTCGTATAGTCGATTTAGTTATGTCTGGGTATAATAACACTACCCAAGAGGCTAAAACGGCCATACAGGGCATAAATAACAAAATTAAGGCTATTGATACAGAATTAAATAACTGTATGAATGCAATCAAGCAAGGTTTTATTACTGAGCGCTTAAAAAGCGAAATAGAAAACCTAGAGAGCGAACGCAACAACCTACTCGATCAAAAAGCGAACCATGAGAGCGCTCTTATACCCATTAAATTTACAGCGGATCATATCGAGTACTTTCTCGAAAGAATGGCAAAAGAAAACCCTACCACTAAGACAGGTCGCTCTCGTATTCTTGATACATTTATCAAGAGCGTAACTATCTATAGTGATAGGGTTGAAATCGTCTTTAATTATAAGCATGAACTACCAGAATTTAACGACCGATGCGAAACTGGTTCGCATTTCAAAGTATTGGTGGGCCCACCTGGGATCGAACCAGGGACCGACCGGTTATGAGCCGGTTGCTCTACCCCTGAGCTATAGG